AACTTGTCGAGGCCGACGGCCTTCATGTCCTCGGCCCTGCCGGCCGCGTACGCGCCGTTCGGCTTCTTCGACAGCGTGTTGATGTCGGTCATGCCGGCTGGGTTCACGAGCCACAGGACCTTGGACGCAGCCGCCGACCCCTCGACGATGGCCTGCGCGAGGCCCTCGAGCGAGATCAGGTCGCCCAGGTATTCCTCGACGTACGAGCGCGAGTAGTTCTCGAACGACGACTGGATCAGGCGCAGCGGGAACCACTCGAAGTCGTCCGGCTTGAACGCGCCCTCCGAGTTCGGCACGCGCAGGTTGTCGAGTTGCTGCTCGACGCGCCAGACTTCACTGTCCGCGTCCCAGCGGCACCACGTGTACAAGTCGTGCAGCTTGTCGGTGCGCACGCCGTTCGACAGGTCGCTGGACGGCGCCGTGCCCGGGCGGCCCACGAGATCCCGCAGGTCCGCGGGCATCGCCGACTCGCTGATCTTCTCGAGGGCGATGATCTGCGTGGCGGCGCCCATGGGGGTGCGCTCGACCACGTACTGGTCCAGGTGGAACACGCGCGGCGTGCCGTCCGCGGGGAAGTGCAGGAGGCAGTTGCCGGCGACCACCAAGTGCCGGAAGCACTCGTGCGCCGACACGCGGAACCCAGACGTCTCGAGTTCCGTGACGATGGCCTCCTCGGCCTTGACGAGGTTGGCCTCGATCTGCTGCTGAGCGTTCGGGACGTCCGAGACGACGTCGGCCGCGTACGGGTCGACGCGGAACTTGAAGAACGGCGTGTTGGGCGGGAAGAGGGTGACGAGGAGCTTCGCGGCGAGGTTGTTCGACCCGCGCGACCCTACCGATTGGAAGGGCGTCGGGAGGTCGGAGCCCGACGTCGACCCTTGTTCCCGAATGAGGCTCGGGATTGTGAGCGCCGAGCACACGCGCGACCGGCGCAGGTACGGCTCGCGGTCCGTGGCCAACTGCTCGTACACGCGCCGCGCCGTGTTGGCGGCGTTGTCGCCCACCCCGGGGATCGGGACGGGCTGGGGGAGCATTCAGGCTACTGCGGGACGGAGACCGGGTTGAACGGGATCTGCAACTGCTGCGTGCCGAGGCGCCCCGCCAGGGCCTGCGCGGCCGCCACGGTCGGGTTGGCCACGACGCCCTTCGACTGGACCGTGGTGTTGACGGGGTCGGGAGGCGGCGGCGGGGGCGCGACCGGCGCGGGGGCGTGGGCGATGCACATACAATTCCTTTACTTGATCTCAGGGTCGACGGCGAGGCGTTCCTGCAGCGTGAGTTGCATGCGCAGGGCGTCCACGACGGAGCGCGCGCCCGCCTCGAACATGATGGTGTCGCTGGGGCGCCCCGGGACGACGCGCGGCACCGGGATGAACGCCTCGAGCCACGCGACGGTCCGATTGTCCAGGGCCGGGCACAGGGAGTGGCCGGCGGCGATGCGCCCCAGGCCCGTCAGGGTGTCGTACACGGTCTGCATTTCGGACTCCTCTACTGCCGTTGTGGCTCCTAGACGTCACCTTGGGCTGCCGAATTGGCAGGACTGATGGGGTACGGCTGCGGATACGGGAGGTCGAGCAGGGCCAACGGGAGGCGCCCGGCGCGGATCTCGTCCAGGGTCCACGCGATGGCGAACGCGTTCCACGCGACTTGCATGGCGTGGTCCTCGTCCTCCTGGCCTTCGGCGATCGACATGGCGTGCCGCAGGAGCGAGTCCAGCAGGCGCGACAGGGGCTGCCCCTTCTTCCAATTGGCGACGCCGTCGGGTCCGGGCGGGTACTTGGTGTGGCCCTTCTCGTACAATCGCGCCAGGCGCCGCAGGCACGAGGACGGGATCAGGTCGAACCGGCCCTTGCCGGCGCGCGTGTCGCGCATCGAGCCCGTCGGGAACTCCTCGCGCGCCCCCGAGTCCTTCAACGCGAACGGGTCGTGCGCCTTCTCGACGCCCGCGGCCGCCCCATTCGACGCCCAGCCCCCTTGACTTCCTTGAGTGGTTCCCACAGTGTCACGTCTCCAGTCTTGCGGTTGTAATCACCGGCCAGCAGGATGTGCGCCACGCGCGCCTGCGCGAGCGCGTCGCCCTCCGTCAAGCCGGCCTTCTCGTACAAGCGAACGACGGTCCTCCATCGGGGGGATGCCACGAGCGCGCGCACGGCGCGGACGCGCCCGACGCCCGGGCACCCCTTGTACCCGTCGACGGCGTCGCCAGTCAGCGTCTGCACCAAATGATTGAACGCCGCCTGCTCCTTGGACGTCTTCACGACGCCGCGCTCCGGGTGGTTCGGGTTGAACCACTCGCCCGGAACGTTCGCCATGTCCTTGTCGATGGACACGATGATGCGCCGATCGCCCTTGGAGCCGCCCGTCGCGAACAGGCCGAGCACGTCGTCGCCCTCCAGGCCCTTGTACTGCTCGACGCGGTACGCGTGCTGCAAGTGCTCGCGGCACTGGTGGAAGATGATGGGCTTGCCCGACTCCGACCGGTTGTTTTTGTACGACGGCAGCACGCGCCGGCGCCAGTTGTTGTCGCGCACCGGGTCGCTCAGGGCGACGATCGCGTCGACCGCCTTGTGCTGCAGCATCCACTGTTTCACGTCGTAGTCCATGCGCTGCGCGGCCTGCTTCATGTCGGCCGTCTGCGTGAAGATGCCCTGCCCCCAGTCGATGGTCTTGGCGGACGTGAGTGCCGCCCGGTACACGAGGATGTCGCCGTCGATCAAGAGTGTCGTGGTCATTTGCGCTTGCCCCTCCAGTTGTCGACGAACTCCTCGAGCACGCCGTCGCCCCAGTCGAGGCGCATGATGTTGTAGATGTACGCGACGATGCGGCAGTTGCCCTGCACGTACCCGCGCGACGGAATCACACGATCCAGGGAAGGCGCGAAAGGATTCGCGCGGCCGCGAGAACCGCGCGCGAAGTCCAGGCGCGCGCCCGTGACAGCGCACACACCGGGCACCATCTGCGCCACAGCCCACGCCCGCGTAAGATCGTGAGGTACACCAGCGCGGCGGGCGCGCCACTTCGACGACTTGACGAGTTCACTCGCCCGGCCCTTGACGGTCGCATAGTTCACCATCCACTTCCTAGTGCGTCTCCGCCCAGTTGTCTCCGACGCGCGTGTCGAACGCGAGCGGGCACCGGACCTTGAGGATTCTCCCGGCCTCGACGACGGCCTTCTTGAGGGCGGCCTGCACGGGCTCGACGGCGCGCGGCGTGCAGTCGATCTGGACTTCGTCGTGCGAGAATAGGACTTGTTTGTAGTCGACGTCCTGGACAAGCGCGTGCTCCTGCTCGAGGATCTTCGGGTATAGGACTGACGTGGCCTTCATCACGATCGCGCCGCTGCCCTGCAGGAGCGTGTTCAGCGCCGCGTACCCCGACCGCACGAACAGCCAGCGCCCGTCGAGCGTCTTGACCATGCCGTGTTGCAGCACCGTGCGGTTCAGATCGGCCTTCAACTTGGCCAGGGCCGGGATGTTCTTCATGAGGCGCGCGCTGATCTTCTTGGCCTCGGCGACGGGGCACCCGAGGACGGCCGCCTTCTTGGCGTTGCCGGCGCCGTACAGGTCGGCGTAGATGTACCGCTTCGCCTGCTCGCGCGACGACAGGCCGGCGGCCTTCATGTTGAAGGCGTGCACGTCGCCGTTCACGACCACGTCCGCGTACGCGCCGCCGTCGTACTCGGCCAGCCAGTGCGCCAGCATGCGCAACTCGAGGCCCTTCGCGTCGCCGCCCACGAGGCGCCACCCGGGCGTCGCCGTGAACAACTCGCGGCACTCGCGCCCGTACGGCGTCGGCTGCCCGTAGTTGTCGACGAGGCGCGGCACGGCGCTCATGTTCGGGGATCGGTGCGTGGAGCGCGACGTGACGGCCGCGTTGTGGTTCACGACGCCGTGGATGCGGCCGTCGGCCTTGACGCACTTCATCCACGGGGTCGAGTTCTTGTTCTTGCCCTCCGCGAGTTGCCCCAGGCGCATGCCCAGGACGCCGCGCTCGCGGATCAACTCGACGCCCTTCACGGTCACGCCCTTGAGGACGTCCTCCTTGACGGACGGCGAGCCGTCGGCGTTGAACACGGTCGGCTTCCACCCGCGCTCCATGAGGACCTTGGCCACGTGCCGGTCGGACTGCGGGTTGAACTCGACGACCTTCTCGCGCCGCAGCTTCTTCGCGGGCGTGAACGACACGACGGTCCACGGCGGGAACTCGGCGCGCAACTCCGCGTCGACCTCGGCGCGGTTCGACATGAGGGCGCGCGCGAGGCGATCGGCCTTGGCCGCATCGAAGCGTACGCCGTTGACGCGCTGCCGCTCCAGGTGGTCGGCGAACCGCTGCTCGAGCGTCCACGCCTTGGTCGTGAACCGCTTGAGGTTGGTGCGCCGGTTCTCCAGGTGCGCGAACAGCATGGCCGTCAAGCGCACGTCGCGCGCGCACTGTTCGAGCATGTCCCGCGTGAACGTCGAGAAGTCCTCGTACTTGAAGGCCGTGTCCTTCGACAGGCCGAGGCGGTAACCCCACGCCTTGAGCGAGTGCCGCCCCATGAGTTGCTTCGGGAACTGCGGCGACGCCGGGTGCTTCTTCAATACCTCCGACTTGATGTAGTCGAGGGCCTTCAAGTGCTCGTCCGGCCAGCACACGCGCGCGCCGACCATCGTGTCGCGCGCCCGGTCGATGTCCAGGCGGCCGCCGATCTCCGGGTGCAGGAGGCGGATCACCTTGTCGTCGTACCCGACGATGTTGTGGCCGATGCGAATGTCGGCCTCGAGCACGGCGCGCAGGCCGTCGCCCAGGGAGCCGGCGCGCGCGAGCGACTTATCGGCCCCGAGCGGCGGCGCGTCCCAATAACACGCCAGCGCGCGCGCGTCGACGTCGAAGGTCACGAGGCAATGGATCTTCGTGACGGGCGTGAAGCGGTTCTTGCGGCCCTCGTGCACCTGGAATGTTTCAGGCTCGCGCAACTGCCACGGGTCCGGGATCAGGCCGTTCGTCTCGAGGTCGTACACTAGGCGCACGCGGGGCCGTCCTCCACGGTCTCGAGCCAATCCGGGTACGCGTCCTCGACGCCGTCGCACGCGCACCGGCGCACGCGGCACGGCTCGCCCAGGATGGCGCACCGGTCCTGGTACTCGAGCGCCCACCCCGAGAGTTCCTCGCGGGGAATGCCGGCCGGCACGGGCGCCTTGTGCAGCCCGAGCCAGCCGGCCTCGCAACCCCTCTCGCACCCCGGGAACATCACTCGACCTTTCCGGTTTTCTTCGCGATGCGCGCGAGCGACTGAGCCACGGCTTCGGCATTCGTCGCGGGCGGCGCAACCTTGGCGCGCCTCGCGTACTTCGCGAGCGTCAGGGCTTGGGCGAAGGCGCGCACTTCCTCCAAGACGGCCGTGTTCTTGTCCATGACGTCGTCGATCAGGGCTGCGAGTTCGATGCCGTTCTTGGTCTTGTCGCGCAGCAGGCGCTGGCGCGCGCCCAACAGCAGGTTCTCGATGCTCGTGTAGTAACCGACGGTCTCCTCACGGACGCCGCCATTGGGCAACGTCTGCGACATCACGAGCATGTACTGGTAGCGGTCGCGCTTGACGGTGTACTTCTTCATTCCGGTTCCTCTTCGTTGTCGGGTTGAGTGAATGCGGTCTGGTGCTCCATTAGCCGGCCCGTCTCGGGATTGTACACGAGGAATCCGGCAATTCCCGTGTCGCCCGTGTGCCGGCACTTCAACACCCTGACGACAGTGGAGTTGCGGTCGTCGCCGTCCGCCTGCTGGTCGCGCTCGAGCGACACCACGTTGTGCGACAACTGCCCGATCGCGTGGCTGCCGCGCAGGTCGGCGAGCGTAACGGGGCGCCCCTCCTCGTGCGGCTGGCCCTCGCGCCGCGATAGGTGCGACACGAGGACCATGGCCGAGCCCGTCTCCTGCGCCAGGGACGCGAACGTCGTCATGAGGCGGTCGAGCGTGCGGCGCTCGTTGTCGGCCTCGTCCATTCCAGACACGACTATCGAGATGTGGTCGAGCACGACGAGCGAGCACCCCTCGGCCTTCATCATGTACCGGATGCGCGACGTCAGGTTGTCGCCCGCGAGCGACCCGAAGTGCTCATAGAAGACCACTTGGTCCTTGATGCCGTCCCACGCCCTCCGCACGGCCGGGTCGTTCGCGACGTCGTCCGCGTCCAGGTGCAACGGGCGCGACAGGCCGACGCTCAGCAGGCCGAGGGCCGTCCGGCGCACGCTCTCCTCGAGCGCGACGATGCCCACGCGCTCGCCGGCGGCCACGGCCGACCACACGATCTCGCGCGTGAACGTCGTCTTGCCGGTGCCCGTGCCCGCCACGAGCGTCAGCAGTTCGCCCATGCGCAGGCCGCGCAGCTTCGACTGCAGGCCGGCGTGCGGCAACGGGATGGCGCGCGCGAAGTCGGGCCGACGGATGCGCTCCCACACGGCGTCGCCGCTCACGAGGCCGTCGGGGCGGTACACCTTGGCGCCCCATATCGCGTCCACGAGTTCCTTGGCGCGGTCGGCCTGCAGCATGTCGCTCGCGTCCTTCAACGGGAGCGTCGCGATGTACCCCTTGCCGGGCGTCAGGGCGGCGGCGCACTCGACGGCCGCCTCGCGCCCGGGCGCGTCGTTGTCGAGCATGAACACGACGCGGTCGAACTTCTCCAGGAACTCGAGCGACTTGAGGACGGCGCCCTTCGCGCCCGACGCGCCGTTCGGCACCGACACGACCGGCCAGCGGTTGTCCTGGACTTGGCTCACCGAGAGCGCGTCGAGCTCGCCCTCCGTAACCACGACCATGCGGCCGCCGTCGCGCCACAGGTGCTCGCCGTACAGGCCCGCAGCAGACGCGTCGCCCAGGATGAGGAACGACTTGTCCGGGAAGCGCAGCTTCTGCGCCACGACGCGTCCAGACCCGTCGCGGTACTGAGCCACCTGCGCCGTCTTCCCATTGAACTTCGCATACCCGTAGCCCCACTTCTCGCACGTGGCGTGCGTCAGCTTGCGCGAATTGATCGGGCGCGGCTCGACGTCCAGGAGTCGCCCGGACTTGGCCGCCTTGCGCGACTCGACGGGCGCGGCGTCCGCCAGGTCGCCGCTCACGGCCGGCCCGACGGCGCCGCACTTGTGGCACTTGAGCCGGGTCTTCCCCTCGTACTCGTCGCGCCAACCCGCGTCCGACGAGCCGCACGCCGCGCACGCCACGTGCTCGCCCATCAGATGAGTCCATCCCGAGCCGAGATGCGGAGCAACTGCCGGTCGAACGTCGAACTCGCGTAGTACCTCGTGTAGCGGCGGTCCAACGCGTCGCGGCGCGCCTCGCGCGCGATGCTGGTGACGCGCGTCGACAACTCGTGGACGCGCGCCGACAGCCGCTCGATGCCGTATACCTGCCGCGCCTCGAGGGGCGAGATCGACATGCCGTCGGCCAAGTGCTCGGCCAAGAGGCGCAACTGCGACTTGCGCTCAGTTGAAGGCTTCGTCGTCGGCACCGTCGTCCTCCTGCGCGCCCGCGCCGTTCTCCGAGTTGTCAGTCTCCACTTCCGCCGTCGAGTCGTACCCGTCCGTCGCGCCGAATCCGAGCGACGTCGCCGACCGCGGCGCGAACTCGACCGCGTTCAGGACTTGAACCCCCTGCATGCGCAGGGAGATGCCGGCGCCCACGACGGGCGCGAAGAACGGCATGATCTGGAACGAGACGCGGATCGACGAGCCGCCGCCGATGCGCGGCCCGTTCGCCGGGAGCGGGTTCAGCTTCGCGTCGAACAAGTCGGGGCGTTGGTTCCAGCCCTCCTTCGACTTGTCCTTCGGCTCGACGCGCGCCGCCATCTTGAAGTGCAGGACGACGTTCCCGGTCGGGTTGCCTTCCGCGTCGACCTCGTTCGCGAAGGGAGGGTCGGCCTTCTTGAGGCCCTTCTTGGCGGACTTCGGGTTCTCGATCGCCATCTGCTCGACGGCGGCGTCGTACGCCTTCTGGAGTTCCGCCAGGAACTTGGTGGTCTCCGCGTTCTCGAGCGGCAGCAGGAGGCCCGTCGTGTACTCGCCCAGCTTCTTGAACTTGAAGTCGGGCGATTGCAGGCGCGGCCACGAGGCGATGCCCACGGGGCTGACCATGCTTTGAAGTTTGCGTTTCTCGGCCATTGAGGATGCCCCCTCCTTGAGGGCTACCGTTCGAGTGTGATTGTCTGTGGGTTGGGAGGACCCTGGAAGTAGTCGTTCTCGTTCTCGAGGAACATGAAGTGAACCTTCTCACCCGCGCCGGCATCAGGGGGCACCGCCAAGTGCGGGCACACGCGGTGCGTCTCGACCCTGTGGCACTGGAGCAGCACGGGCCAGCGCTCGAGCGCCCACCCGGGGAACCAGCGCTTCTTGAACGCCTGCCACCAGTCGGCGGGGTACTCGATTGTGACGGTCATGCCCTTGCGGCCGAGGCACATCATTTCAATCTCGTGAACGAGATTGCCGGTTACGAAGTCGTCGAGTTGCTTCACCACGGCGGTGTCCAGGGCGCGCATGTTATCGCGCGCGAGTTGAGCGCGCGCCCTCATGCGCAGCTTGTCGAACGACCTGTGTGCGAGTGTCATGCGAAGAAGTACTCCGATTCGGTCACCTTGGACACGTCCAGGTCGCCGCGCGCCGGCGGCTCCGGCAGCGCGAGTCCGGTGTCGGCCTCGACCTGCGCCTTGAAGTCGTCGAGCAGGTTCTTGTCGAACATCTCGGCGTAGACCTCGCGCAGCGTGCGCGCCATCGCGGGCGCGTCCGCGGCCAGGACGCCGTACGAGTCGTGGACCGTGATGAACGACGACACGCCGCGCTCCTTGGCGCGGTTCACGGCCTTCACGAGGGCGGCCGCGTCCAGCGAGTGCACGAAGTTGGGCGACACGCCGTTGGCTTGGCGCTTCGCGTCGACCTTGTCGGTGTCCTCGCGAATGCGGGACCAGCGGACGCGCTCTCCAATGGACGTCTTCACCCTGCTGCTCTTGAACCGACGGTACGGCTGCTTCACCGGGAAGCCGGACGGCGAGTGCCACCGAACGAACTTTCCCGCGTTCGAGCACAGCGACGCGATCTCGCGCAGCCACTCCATGCACGCGCGCGCCGACCCGACGGTGTCGCCGATGGCGCTCCACACGAGGCGCGCCAAGTACACGGACGGGTCGTACCCGCGCTTGAAGGGCGTCGCGCCGCCGCGGCCCTTGCGCACCTCCTCGTACCAGTCGCGCGTGTAGTGGATGCACGCGTGGAACGTGGACCCGTACGGGAGCGTCATCACCTGCCGCTTGACGGCGGCGCGCGGCACACGGCCGCCCGTGAACTCGATCCACTTGGCGGCGTCGGCCTTCTGCTCGGCGTCCCCCGAGATCGACAGGCGCACGAGGTCGGCCGTCACGCGGTCGGCCACGTCCTGGTAGATGTCGCGCGGCGCCTCCGTCGGCAGCACGTTCGTGGCCTCGGCCGCGATCGGGTCGCGCATGAGGAGCGAGAAGATTTGCAGGCCGTTGTTCGACCCGTCCATGGCGACCGGCACGCGCGACTTGAACGTGGCCGGCGAGTGGCACCACGCCGAGTACTCGAGCGCCCACGCCAGGAACTCCCACGGTTTGTCGGCGTCGGCCCACCAGCGGTCGCCGATCGGGTCGGCGGCCGTGCGCATGATGCGCTCGTGGTTGACGGCCGTCCACTCGACGCGCTGCCGGAACGACGCCTTGTCGACGCCGAACGTGTTCGCGCCGTGCACGCGGAACCACTGCGCCTGCACCTTGTCGCGGATCGGCTTGCCCTTCGAGAAGCACAGGAGGCCGCGCGCAATCCCGGGTCCCTGGGGCTGCAAGAAGAACGGAATCGGGTACACGCGCCCGCGGAAGTCGGCCTGGTACGGGAAGAAGAACTCGGGCTCGCCCTTCAAGCGCTCGGCCATGAACACGATCTTGGCGGCCATGATGCGCTGGCTGCGGGACGCGACGACGCGCTTGTGCCGCGCCGCGCACGCCGCCCGGTACGCCTTGTACTCGGCCGCCGACGCCCCCTCGCGGTCGACCTTGGCGATGGGCGGCTCGTCGACGCGCGCCGGCAGTCCGGCGACGGGCGTCCCGGCGCGCCAGAAGTGCAGCATCGTCTCGAGGACGCGCGCGTTCACGACAAGGCCGGTGCGCTGCAGCACGTTCGCGGCCTTGTAGACTTCGCCCATGCGGCGCGAGTCGGCGTGCACTTCGCCGTCGCGCGTCTTGATGAACGGGCGGCGCACGACGGCGTCGCTGTGGTACCCGCCCCCCGTGGGCGCGCGCCAGTCGAGGGGCGGCACGAGCGTCGGCAGGTGGAACGGGAACAGCAGGGCGTGCGCCTCGTCGGCCTCCTCGAGCCACTTGAGGGCGTCCTCAGTCGCGCTCAGCATGAACTTGACGCGCCCGTTCGGCATCGACACGGGGCGCGTCTCGATGAGGCCCGTGTGCATGCGCGCCAACTCGATCATCGTGACGCCCAGGCGGATCTTGTCGCGCCGCGGCCACGCCGAGAACGGCGTCGACGTGTGCTCGCCGGCGCTCGCCAGGACGTGCGCGCGCGTCTGCTTGGACCGCGTGCGGCGCATGCGGCGCTTGAGGTCGCGCCACAGCACGGGCTCCTTCTTGCGCAGCTCGACGAAGTGCGCCTCCTCCTCGAGGATGGACGCGACCGAGTGCGCCGCCGCCGTCAGCGCGACCTCGTGCCCGGCCATGTCGAGGACTCCACGCACCACCAGGAACGCGAGCACGGCCGGGTCGAAGTCGCGCACGTACACGATCGAGTGCCCACTGCGCGCCGGGCCGGCCAGGGCCTTCGCCATCCACGCGGCCACGGCGTCCTCCATGAGGCCCAGGGCGTGCTTCAAGAGTTGCCGGCCGGCGGGCGTGTCGGTGCGCTTCTGGCGCCGCCGGGCGCTCTGCACGAGCGACCAGTACCGCTCCTGCCCCAGGTGGACCATCGACTCCTCGATGGCCTTCTCGCGCGCGTCGATGAGCGCGTCGTTGGTCAAGGGTTGCGCCTCGGCGAATGCGGTAACACCGCGTCGAGTTTGACGTACGCGCGCATGAAGGACGCGTACGAGGCGTCGCGGGAGGGCTGCGGTTCGATGGGCATGTCGGCGTACAATTGCTTCGGCGCACCGAACAAGTGCGCGCACTCCGCAAGGTACGCCGCGACGTCGGCGCGCTTGATCCTCTCGCCCGTCTCCGGCCGCCAATAGAGTTGCAGCAAGTCGGGCTGTAGGCGCCGCAGGATGCGCCGGTGCACGCGGTCTTCAATGGCCTTGTATTCCGGCAGCAACTCCTTCAATGGCGACGGCAGGTCGCGCATGAACGCCTCGGCCGCGTCGTGCAGCAGCCCGAGCATTCGCACGCCCGGAGAGAAACCGCCCTTGCCCAAGCAGCGCGACACCCACACCGAGTGGTCGGCGACGCTGTAGGGGGTGCTCGATTGCCCGGCGAACCGCGCCTCGCGCGACAGGCCCAGGGCGATCGACTCGATGTCGACGTGGTCGTCGACGCACGGTTCCTTTTCGGGATCGCCGTTGAAGTCGAAGAAGCCGCCGTTCGACAGATTGATGAGGTTGCAACTCATTTCTTGTAGACCTCCATGTACCGACTCGGGTACGACGGGCGCGCCACGTGCACGCCGGGGTCGACGTAGAACTTGCAACGCCCGCACAGAGCCTGCCCGTGCCGCAGCAGGTGCGCCTCGTGCGGCGACAGCACGATGGGCGTGGCCCACAGGGCGGCCTCCACGTCGCGCCCCCTCTTGAGGCACTCGCGCGCGCGGCGGCGGCGCTCGCGGCGCGGGACTTTCAGGAGGCGCCGAAAGACCTCGAGTTGTTGACTCCTATCCATTCATTCCCCCTTCGATTAGATGGTCAAGCCGAGTTGACAAGCAAACCGAACGCGGTCACGAGAGTTCCTTGATGCGCGCCACGGCCGGCGCGCCCGCGCCCCCGTTCTTGCCGGTCGCGGACGTCGAGAAGGCGCCCGAGCCGCCGCCGCCGTACCCGCTCGGGGTGGCGCCCGCGTGCGCCACGGCCACGCCCAGGCCGCCGCCGCCCTTGAAGGACGCGCCGCCCTTGCCGCCGACGCCCACGCCTCCCGACCCGGACACGACGATGCCGGGCTCGCCGCAGTCGCCCGTGATGTTCTCCTGGCCGTTGCTGGCAGTGCCGCCGATGTTCGCGGCGACCGAGTTCGACGACGCCGTCGACACGCCCGCCGAGCCGCCCGCGCCCCCGTTCGCCGTCAGGACGGTGCCGCCGATCGTGAGCGTCACGTTGCTCCCAGTCCCGCCCGTGGGGGTGCCCGACGTGCCGCCGGCGCCCGCGCCCGTGCCCCACGAGAAGTTGTACGTCGTGCTGGGCGACACCGTGATGCGCCCGCGGCACGTGCCGCCGGCCGACCCGCCGCTGGCGGCCGCTGACTGCCCGGACGCGCCGACCGCGTACCCGCCGCCGCCGCCGGGGGCCGTGAGTTCGTACTCGATCGAGTTCGTGGAACTCGACGTCGTGAAACTCGAGTTCGACGACGTGTACTCGGTGTCGGACAGCACGGCGTTCGAGCTCGGGCCGGCGGCGCCCGTGGCGCCCGTAGAGCCCGTGGCGCCCGTGGCTCCAGTGGCTCCAGTGGCGCCCTTGATGTTGCCGACGACGCTGTACGCGCCCGAAGCCTTGAGGTAGACGTCGCCGTTCGCGTCGTTCAAGTAGTAGTCGCCGTTCGCGCCCAGCGAGTTGCTGGGGGCGCCCGAACCGTCGCGCCACACGGAGCCGGCGGCGCCGGCCGCGCCAGTGGCTCCAGTGGCTCCAGTGGCTCCAGTGG